CCGATACCGAGGTAAAACTGGAGATGGTACAGGAACTCGGTCTCACACCGGATGACGTGCTGTGCGTGTTGGATGACCGGCAGTGCGTGGTAGATATGTGGCGGGAGAATGGCTTCCGTTGTTTGCAAGTAAATGCGTGGGAGGAATAACAATGAAGAAAAGTAGACACGCCGTAGGCGAATGTTACAAGACCCTGAACATCCATGACCCGCACAACGAGCACGTGTGGGCAAACAATAAGCCTTGGTGGCTAACGCCCTTGCAAGTCTTGGGCTTTGTGGCTACGGGAGTAGGGCTAACAGGATGCCTTTACTACGCAACTGTAATCTTATTTCTACTATAGGAGAACGACATGAAAGATAAAGAAGATGCGCAAACCATTGACTGGGTAGATGACACCCAGAAACAAGTACCTGTAGCACCCGCTACAACATCACCAGAGCTAGCGATAGCTCTAAACCATATCACCAACGTAACCCTGCAAGATTTGCTTGCAGACTATGAAAACTAAGGAAACTAAAATGGAAAATCTAAACCAAGTATCAGAAACAAACTACCAAGACCGCGTGCACCAAGCGTACGCTGAACCCCTAACCCCTGCGCCTGTGCCTTCGATAGCTAGCAGCGCAGTGCTAGTGAGCCTGTCTAGGTCTGTACCTAAGATGACCAAGATAGACAAACAAGTTACCGCAGAGGTAACTTCCGCTAAACACGCGAGTAAAAGTGCGGGTAAATTCCAGAAGAAACTACTTAACTGTAGCGTGCTAGAGGCACTGCATACTCTTAGTGGGCAGATATACAGTTACCACATAGAGAACACTGTAGCGTGGACAGATCGAGGCCCGAGGCTACTGCCCAATGAGAAGCTGATCGACTACAAGAATACGATGGAGGCGTTCTTTGTCGAGGCAGACCTGCTATGGGAAGACTTTTTGCGGGTGTATCCAAGTAGGGTAGCCAGTGCGCAGCTAAACCACGTTGGCGATATGTTCAATGAGTCGGACTACCCGACAATCGAAGAGCTACGCCGCAAGTTCCGTATGGCTGTGTCCTATGAGCCGATACCCGATGCGGGTGATTTTCGAGTGGATATAGGTAACCAAGCTGCACAGGAAATGGCAGATACATACACCACGTTGCTACAAGACAGGGTTAAAGCTGCGATGGGTGACGTGATGGAACGCTTGACCGCCCCCCTAGTGAACATGAGTAAAATGTTGGACTACCACGAGGGCGAGAAGCCGTCTGGGTTTAGGGATACGCTAGTCGATAACGTGACGGTCATTGTAGACCTGCTGCGCACATGCAATCTGACTAACGACCCGCACATCACTGACATACAGAAACAGCTTAAGCAGACTCTCACTGGTGTAACGCCTGATGGACTGCGCCGAGACCCTACGCTGCGAGCCAATACCAAGCGTAACGTGGACTCGATCATCAAGAACCTCCCCTCGCTAGGCTTCTAGCGGGTGGGAACACTGTTGACATAACAGCACAAGAACGTATAATAATCATAGTAACAGCAACAAACAGCACGATCTTAACTAACTTGTTATGCGCCGCATAACAAAACAACAGGAGCAACACAATGAATAACGCAACTACAGCACAAGCAATGTACGCACTGGGCATCAACCAAACTGCACAGCTCATCAACACTATCGGGCAAGCCATAACGGTAGTGGTGCAAGGTAACATGGGGACAGGCAAGTCCTCGATCATCAACATCATTGCCGACCTGCGACCCACTCACAAACCTGTTTACCTAGACTGTACAACGATGGTCGATTCGGCTGACATGTTTATGGTGAAGTATTCAGAGGACGGCAAGACATTCAAGACCGTACCACTCGAAGACCTTGGGCTACACCTGCCCGACCAACCTGTAATCCTAATGCTAGACGAGATCGGTAAGTGTAACCGCTCAGTAATCCTAGCCTGTAACCGCATCATGCTCGAACGTAAGCACAGCGGGTATGAGTTACACCCTGACAGTATTGTGTTCGCTACTACTAACCTAGGTTCCGAAGGGTTAGGCGACCTGCTACCTGCACACACCCGCAATCGCATTACCGTAGTGACCATGCGTAACCCTGACAACATGGAGTTCATCGAGGACTTCGGTATCAACAACGACCTCGACCCTGCGCTGCTTGGTTTCTGTAAGGAGAAGCCCGAGCTATTCCACAGCTTCGAGCAGTACGAGAACCCAGACGAGAACCCTTACATACCTCACCCACGCAGCAACCGTGCTGCCTTTACTACCCCACGCTCACTGCACAGGGCTAGTGACATACTCAAAATGCGCCACTTGCTAGACGACACACAGCTGTCCGCTGCCTTGATAGGTACGATAGGTGACCGCGCTGCGCTAGACCTCGCTGCGTTCATTGCACTGGCTGACAAGCTACCAACCCGCGACCAGATAGAGAACGACCCGATGAATGCGCCTGTACCTGACAGCCCTGCCGCTGTGTGTATGGTGGTGTATCGAGCACTGGCAACTATCGAGCGCACATGGGTAGACCCTTGGCTGACTTACATGAACAGGTTATCCAAGGAGGCACAGGGCTTGTTTGTTAACGGAGTGCGTGCACCCAAGTACAGCCGACGTGACTACGTGGTGCAGAACAAGAAGTTCCAAGACTGGTGCATGGCTAACAACTACATGTTCAGTGCTGACAAGTAAGGGGGAAAGACTAATGGCTACATTTGACGCAAGGACAGGAATGCTAGTAGACGAGTGGTGCGTGGACGACGTGTTACAACAACGCCCCGACCTTAATTGGGAACAAGCGAGCGACGTGCTTGGATTCATGGCAGAAAAGTTTGACGCCAACATCGGTATCAACTGGAGCGTTATAGATTTTGCTGCTGAGTACTTATACCCCGAGGAGGATGAATCATGCTAGCAATCAACACGCAACTCACAGCCGAGCAACGGCTGTCTAAGAACATCACCGCCATCATGGGGCACGAAAGATACATAGCTCTCGCAGGTGTACTGATGATCGGCAACAAGGGTATCAAGGACGACTGCCCAACTGCTTACACTAACGGACGCGATGAGTATTACGGACGAGCGTTTGTCGATGACCTGACTGACCCCGAGTTCCGAGGTCTTATCCTACATGAGAACTACCACAAGTTATTGAGACACTTGATTACTTGGATGTGGATGTTTATGGAGAACCCTAAGCTCGCCAACATGGCATGTGACTATGTAATCAACCTGATTATCTATCTTGAAAACCGTGACGGCTTCGCAGTCTTACCCAAGGGTGCCCTTCTCGATGAACGCTTTGCTAACATGAGTGCGGCGCAGGTCTACAAGATACTGAAACAAGAACAGGAAGATAACCCAGACGACAGCGACCAAGGTGAGGGTGAAGGTAACGGTGCAGGGCTAGACGAGCACGACTGGGAAGGTGCGCAGGAGATGGACGCAGACGAACAGCGTGAGCTAGCACAAGAGATCGACCAAGCTATACGCCAAGGTGCGCTGACCGCAGGTAAGGTAGGTAGTGGAGGTAACCGAGCTATCGATCAACTGCTACAGCCCGAGGTTAATTGGCGCGAGGTGCTGCGTGAGTTCATTACAGAAACGTGTCGAGGTAACGATGACAGCACGTGGAGACAACCTAGCCGACGACACATGGCTATGGGTATCTTGCGACCCAGTGGTATTACCGAACGTGTGGGCGAGTTAGTCATTGGCATAGACACGTCGGGAAGTATTGGACAGCAAGAACTAACCAAGTGCCTGAGTGAGATCAAGGGTGTGTGCGATACAGTAAGGCCCGAATCCGTTCGCATACTGTACTGGGATACTAAGGTGTGCAGCGAGGAAGTATACGGTGATGTGGCAGGTGCCTGTGGCTCTCTCGAACAGCTTACACAAACAACTAAACCCAAGGGTGGTGGAGGTACTAACGTGCAGTGTGTGCCCGACCATATACAAGCTAACAACATCAACGCACAGGCAGTAATCGTGCTGACTGATGGTTATCTAGGTGGTGACTGGGGTGCTTGGACTATGCCCCTGCTGTGGGGAATCTTAGATAACAAACACGCTCAACCTACAATCGGCAAGACGTTACACATCAACCTATAACTGACAGGAGCAACACCATGAGAAATAAAATAGAAACCATATTCGGATTTGACGCATCACTTAACCGCGAGATGGAGGACAGCTATTATGCCCCACAAATGGCAGATGAGTTAGCCGTGTTACAGAAACGTGTTAAGAAGTCTCACCCATTCGCTAAGTTCAGACACACCGCAGACGACGCGTTAGCTATACAACTTAGTCCCCAGAGTATGTGCTTCGATGCCAAGGTATTGTGGGACAAGGATGCCTACATAGTTATGACTGTAAGCACCCGCCGCGAACGCGAACTACCCTACGCCGACTTGGATAGGTACGGCATCGCCTACAGTGATAGAAGTTTCACTAGCCTAACCAGAGACCTAGCCCGCGCGACTAAGCTAGTCAAAGATACCAAAAGCGCGACAAGTGAGCGTGTGTTAGAGAAAGTTATGCAGGGAACCATAGACCCCTTTGGTCGAGGTCTTAAGCAAGCCCAAGAGAAGTTAGACACCTTACAACGTGACGTGTTCAGCTCAATGAGAAACTCCGTAAGCAATGAGGCGCTGCTCGAATACTCCTTAGCTACTATGGAACAACGCCCAGTACGTGCTGACATACGACACCAAGTTGAGGACTGCACTAACAAGTACCTAGAGAGTAAGCGGGACTTAGGTGACTCTGTTGCTGCGTGCGATGGGCTACAGACTCTCTCTATATACAAGCTAAAGAACATAGACAAGGTGTTCTACCACTACAGAGACACGACCGCAGGTGAGATGCAGCGCGTCAAGCACGTAGACGATGTAAACAAGTTACCCCAAGAAGTTCTGGCTAAGCTGTCTGTGCTGCAAGCTACAGGTATAGATGCGATGGAGAACGTAGGGTATTCGTATGACACTAAGGTGCTGACTAGTATTGGCTGCGTGAGGAGAGACGCGAGCGACTATGACTTTGTTGAAGACGCTATGTGTGTATACGTCTCGCCCGAAACAATGACGGAGGTAGAAGCCCTTGCCGAATACTAACGCACCGCTATCACCAGACAAGTATACCTACCGAGTCGAATTCATTGGGGGTGCAGCTAGAGTGCAGTGTTTTGGTATACCCATACACACATACGCAGAGTTCGAGAAAGAGACAGTGTTACCTGTTGCTGACTTGCCTGACTGGATAACACGACGTGTTGCTGTACTGTGCACCATGTCATACGAACCTCCTACCGAGTTTGTTAATAAGATCGGTAGGAGGATAGACAAATATGTTTACTGGATATTTTACGAAGGAGAAGATAATGGCGTTGACACCGGAGAAGAAAGTTAAAGATAATGTAGTAAAACAGTTGAAACAGCTTGGAAGTCATGTATATTATTTCTTTCCGGCAACAGGTGGTTACGGACGTAGTGGCGTGCCTGACATAGTTGGATGTTTTAACGGAAAGTTCTGGGCAATAGAATGCAAGGCAGGTAAGAACACAACGACTGCATTGCAGGACAGAGAACTAAACGCCATACGTAGTGCACGAGGCGAAGCGTGGGTAGTCAATGAAGATAACGTCGATGCTATAGGTACGATGTTTAGAAAGTTTTTATAACCGAAGTAAACCCCTATGGAGGGAGCGATATGACTGTACGAAAAAGTAAAGTAACAATCGATAACGTAGAAAGTTTGCGTAACAATTTATCTGCGGTATTTGATTCATTGCGAGACGGAGATATAGCGCATAAAGAAGCTAAAGAAATCTCTAACTTAGCAGGTAAGATGATTAACTCAGCTAAAGTTCAGCTTGATTATCATAGCTTACGCAAAGATGAGAACTTTAAAATAAACTTCTTGCACTCTAAGGATAAGTAGTAATGGAGGTAAGGAAATGTTGCGGGTGTGGTAAAACACACCCACTTACTAAAGAGTTTTTCCATGCAAGCCGAAAAGAAAAATCAGGGTATGGATACTGCTGCAAGGTTTGTGTTAATACGAAGAACAAAGAAAAAAAGTTAGCAGAACGTCTTAACTCAGAAAAGTACAAAGTTAAAATGCAAGAAGCTGCTACAGGTCTGCGCGAATGTAAAACTTGTGGGGTAGAGAAAGAACTTACTTTGTTTCAAGCTAGCAGTTATACAACAGTCGATGGAACTTGCAAAACAGCTAGGAAAAGAGTATGCAACATCTGTAGGCAAGTTGAGCGCAATGGCGGTAGACCCTCTAAGCCTAAAGTAGGCGCGTCTCAAACACTTGTTAAGGTAAAAGGAAAAACTTATAAGCAGTGCAGTACCTGCCAAGAAAGTAAAAAACTCGAAGCGTTTAACAAAGATAGAAACGCACTAACGGGCTACGCACACTATTGTAGGAACTGTGCAAACGAACGTAAAAAGAAAGATTATGCGACAAGACCAGAAACACGTATTGTAAAGCGGGCTTGGGATGCTAAGAATAAAGCAAAAGTTAGAGCGCAAGAAAAAATAAGACACCAACGATACTATGCCAAGCCAGAAGTAAAGGCACGGCGTGAGGAGTGGTATAGAAAGTGGGTGTTACGTAACCCAGAAAAAATAGAAACGGCTTCTAAAAAACGTGCAGGAGAAATAACTGACGCCTATGTAGAACACTTGCTGTGTTCTGGCGGGGGTGGGAAACGTATACCCAAAGCACAATGGCCTGAAATACCACAAGAACTTATTGAGGTTAAAAGAATGCACCTTAAGTTGCTCAGAGCTATTAAAGAAAAAGGATAGAGGCAGAAAAATTTAGGTTGTAGTAAGAGTTAGGGTTGATTTGTCCCCTACTCGATGTCCCAGTGGGCGGTGGGCATATTCAGCAAAACACCCTCAGTTAACGATCACATATACGGTACTGAACCTTGAGTTTTGTATTTCCTACGTGATGCGTTGCCGAAGAAACCGCGCTAAGGTTAGCCGTGCGAAGCTAGCAAGTTGAACTGAATAGGTGGGGATACTTGTTAGTGGGACACGCACTAACTAAAACAAACTTAAGGAGGAAACACCGTGAACGGTGAATCGTTCTACGTGGATATAGACGGAGAGCAGTGGCAGTACATGTTGGTGACTGATCCAGAAGCTGCACTGTACTGGCAACCGTCGAGCTACAAACTAAAACTAAGCGACATCAAGATCGCAACTAAATGTTCGCCCGAAGATCGCAAGAGACTAAGGCGAGAAATTCTAAAAGATATACAGGAGGATGATAATGGACAATAGAGACAGAGTAATGGTTGAGTTAGACGCGTACCTTGATACTTTAGAAGAAGATTACGTAGACCCTGCCGAGCGTAAGCGAGAGATGGCGGAACGTGCGGCGGATGAAGCTATGTCTACGTGGTTTGAAGAATAACAGATACCAGTATCTTAGGAAAAACACATGACAACTAAACAAGATTTACTCAAACTTGTAGAAACTTTAGACGCCGAGATAGAAGAGAATACTAAGGCGTTAAAACCGCCTACGCTTAAAGCCAGAATAGCGGAGTTTATATCCCATAGGACAAAAACGTTTAAGCTAACGAAAGCACAAAAGAAAGCGCAACATGCCTTATGGAAAAAAGAACTGGAAGAACTACCTAAACTGCGTGCCGCACGCAAAGCCAAAGCCGAGAAGCTACGGGCTAGAAAAGAAAGAGTGCTAAAAGCTCTTAGCGTTTGGATAGACGCAGGGGATGTAATAGGGAGCTACGAATGAAAGACTATAGAGTAGAAGTAAAAGTAAAAAACAACTACTTGTTTTCGATGATGAAGTCTTACGGTTTAAGCAATGGGGCTGAATTGAGTAGAGCTAGCGGCTTAGACCAAACGTCTATAGGCAGGGTACTTAATTTAAAAGCACCGGCCCTTACTAAAGCAGGAAAACCAACTGCAACTGCACAAACCCTTTGTGATTTTTTTAGTTGCAGCGTGTACGACCTTTTCCCACCACAACATATAAACGACCCCCTACAAACTAACTCCGGTTCAATAGAAGCCAACATGGCTGAATTAACCTCTAGCAACTTATTAGCAGGTGGAACTGACCCCTTACAAATAGTAAGCGACGGTGATGCGGTAGACCTTGTGGCGGCAGCGGTAGGAAAATTAACTAGCAGAGAGAAAACAATAGTCGATGCCCGCTTTGGATTAAACGGTGAGGGAGAAAAAACTTTAGTCCAAATAGGAAAAGAACTTAATCTATCGTCCACTAGGGTTAGGCAGATAGAACAAAAAGCAATGAGAAAACTTAGGACTAATCCCACAGCTTCTTTAGCTTACGCACACAGTGACGAGGCAGGTGAGCATAGAGAAGAAATAATAATCCAAAACGCAATGGCTATTGCTAAGGGAGCGGCAAGGGCAGACGCAAAACGAAAGCAAGAGATGAAAGAACGGATAGCTTTCAGGGAAAAAGTAAAAAAAGAAGCAGAAGAAAGTTGGAACAGAAAATTAAAAGCTCTCAAAGAAGAGCTGGGCGAGAATTTTTGAAAAATAGAAACAAGCAGAGAAGGAAAAAAGAATGCTGACACCAAGCGGGCTGAGAGACATAGCCAAGAACAAGACCCTTACAACGGAAGAGACGGGCGAAACGACTAGCGCCTTAGACAGACAGACTGGCGGCAACCACTACAAGAACATGGTAATCCAACCTGCTGAGTACGCAGAAAAGAACGGTTTGTCTTTGCTCGAAGGTAATGTGGTTAAGTACATATCCAGATGGAAGTTGAAGGGAAAACCGCTAGAAGATTTAACCAAGGCGAAGCACTGCATCGACTTATTGATTGAATTGCACGAGGTAGAATGAAAATAACTATAGAGGTTGACGGCACCGATGCCGAAGAACTTATCGCGTTAATACAACGTGTTACTGATGCGGTGGAGAAGCTAGAAGACATCCTTAAGGAGTTTGAAGATGAGTAACTTTACCGACCCAATGGCTGCGCTAGAAGAAGCGGAGTACTTAGCTAAAGAAGAAAAACGCACAATGTGTGTTGTCGAAGTCGAACCCAACATGATTGTCGTGGTCTCAAAAAGAGAAGCCCTTGGCATGGGTAAAATAATACTAGAAACCTGTGTACCTTTTGAAGAAAACTTTAATGTTTACGACTAATAACGTGGAGATAGGATGAAAAATGAGAAGCTAGTTATGTCAGTTGTCGCAGTAATTTTATTTGTGGTTAGCGTATTTTGTGTTTGGTTGTACTTTGCGCCAGACGCTGCTGTTGTCACTATTCCAGAAGTAGTAGAGGAACCCATACCAGATGTAATTATCAAAGTGGACAACGTGGGATGCCACATAGCAGAAGTACCTGTAATAACTTATTACGTTGCAACAGACACCGCCCGCGTTACTATTGAATGCGATAGCGACATCTTGTTTAACTACTTACCTGCCATAATAGATGAGGCTAATTAAAATGTACGAATACAAAGCAACAATAGTTCGAGTCGTGGATGGAGATACAGTAGATGTGGATATTGATCTTGGGTTTGACGTTTGGCTTCGCAGTCAGCGTATTCGTTTATTTGGAGTTGACACACCTGAATGTAGAACTCGAAATAAGGCTACGAAAGCCCACGGACTACTCGCAAAAGCCTACGTTCAAAAAGCTCTCATCGTGGGAAGAACATATGCTCTCACAACAAAAGAGAAAGGAAAGTTTGGAAGATTTTTGGGCGAGTTCAAGACGGGAAAAGGAGCTATTACGAAACTCCTTATCAAAGAAAAATTGGCTGTCGCGTACACCGGCCAGAATAAAAAAGACATAGCTGCTGCACAAGAAGCTAATCGTTTAGCACTAATAAAAGAAGGGAAGCTGCAATGAATAAAACACAAATGGCAACGTTGGTTTGGGAAGAAGAGTATGGCGAAGGTAGTGTGGAGCTAGTAGAAGAATTTACTGACGAAAATACAATTACTCAGCTAGACGCCTTGCAAGATTGGATTGATGCGCTAACTAATCTTTATAGCGAAACCTTAGAAACTTTTGAAACAAAACATTAGGAAAAGAAACTAAGTGAATATTATAACAATAGATTTTGAAACCTATTACGACAAACAGTTTTCGCTAAGTAAACTAACAACCGAGCAGTACGTACGAAGCCCAGAGTTTGAAGTGATAGGACTGAGCGTTAAAGTTAACGCAGGGGAAACAGATTGGATAAGCGGCCCGTTCAATGCAGTTAAAGAGTATTTACATGATAACTATGACTGGGAAAACTCTGCTGTTCTTGCTCATAACACTATGTTTGATGGTGCTATTCTTAGTTGGCTGTTTGATATTCACCCTAAGCTATACCTTGATACGCTGTGTATGGGCCGCGCATTACATGGTACGGAAGTCGGTGGCTCTCTTAAGTACTTGGCTGACATGTACGAGATCGGGGAAAAAGGTAACGAAGTAGGCAACGCTATAGGTAAACGCCGTCGTGACTTTACTGAAGACGAACTCGAACGTTACGGCGACTACTGCATACAAGACGTTGAGCTTACGTATCAGTTGTTTGAGATATTTCTGAAAGTATTTCCAAAGAAAGAACTAAAAGTAATCGACATGACGCTGCGTATGTTTATCGACCCCGTACTGGAGTTGGACGTAGGTAAACTCGAAGACCATTTGGATACGCTACAAGAGCAGAAAGAACACCTACTTGCAGAGTGTGGTATCGCAAAAGAAGAACTCATGTCTAATCCTAAGTTCGCTAAGGCACTTGAGGCGCTGGGCGTTGTGCCACCAATGAAAACAAGTTTGCGTACGGGTAAGGAAGCCTTTGCGTTTGCCAAGAGTGACGAGGGGTTCAAAGCCCTACAGGAGCATGACGATGCGCGAGTACAAGCCCTAGTAGCTGCAAGAATAGGTTTGAAGAGCACACTAGAAGAGACACGCACCGAGAGGTTTATCGACATTGGTATTCGGGGCACGCTGCCCGTGCCTATCAGGTACTACGCTGCACATACTGGACGGTTTGGTGGGTCCGACAAGATAAACCTACAAAACTTACCCTCACGTGGGCCAAATGGAAAGGTATTGAAAGCATGTATTTGCGCCCCTAAAGGCTACACCTTGATCGAGGCTGACTCTGCGCAGATAGAGGCCCGGGTGTTAGCTTGGTTAGCAGGACAAGTTGACCTAGTTAGAGCGTTCGAGAAAGGCGAAGACGTGTACAAGAAGATGGCGGCTACTATCTATAATAAGAAAGAAGAAGACATAACACCCGCCGAACGCTTCATCGGCAAGACTACTATTCTAGGTGCGGGCTACGGTATGGGTGCCGCTAAGTTCCGCGACCAGTTAAAGGGTATGGGTGTCGAGGTGACTAAGATAGACGAGGAAGAATGTAAGCGCATTATACGGGTGTACCGCAGTGCGAATGGAGGCATATCTCAGTTATGGCGAGACGCACAAAACGCTCTGATGGGGATGTACCAAGGTGAACGGTACGGTGTAGGTAAAGCTGGGGTGCTAAAGGTGTTACCAGAAGTTAATGGTATACGTCTGCCTTCCGGTTTGATTATGCGCTACGACGACCTGAAAGCCGAGGATGGTGAGATGGGCGTACAATTTTCGTACAAAACACGTAGGGGTAGAGTAAATATCTACGGCGGTAAGGTGATAGAGAATGTATGCCAAGGCATCGCAAGATGTGTAATGACAGACCAGATGTTATTGATTTCAAAAAGGTATCCTATACTTCTTACTGTACATGACTCTGTGGTATGCTGTGTTCCAGATAGCGAAGTTGACGAGGCTGCGGCTTATGTTGACGAATGTATGCGACACACACCCGATTGGGCACAGGGCCTTCCGGTGCGTGGTGACGTGGAAACTGGAAAAACTTACGGAGAATGCACTGAATGGGTAAACCCACATGGTCATTTAGCAGCATAAAGACGTTCGATCAATGCCCCAAAAAGTATTACCACACCAAGGTACTGAAGGACTACAAAGAAGACTTTAATACCGAAGCCATACTGTACGGTAACGAGTTCCATGAAGCTGCCGAGGTGTATGTCAGAGGAGATGTAGAAGAGTTAGACCCAAGGTTTGACTACGCGCTAACCGCGCTAGATAGACTTAAAAACATGAAAGGCGAGAAGCTCTGCGAGTATAAGATGGGGCTGACTGAGAACCTTGAACCCTGCGGATTCTTTGCTGATAACGTATGGTTCAGGGGTGTTTCCGACCTTACGATACTAGATAGAGAAGCCGGTGTAGCTAAGGTGTTTGACTATAAGACCGGTAAGTCTGCGAAGTATGCAGACAAGGGGCAGCTCGAACTGATGGCGTTAGCTACGTTCAAGCACTTCCCTGAGATAAAAGTAGTGAAGGGCGGCCTGCTCTTCGTGGTATGTAACGCGTTTATCAAAGAGACGTACACTATCGAGAACGAACCAGACTTATGGAAGAAGTGGCTTGGCGAGTACGGCAAGCTAGAGAAAGCATTTGAGGTAGATACTTGGAATGCTAAACCCACAGGGCTTTGCCGCGCATGGTGCGTGGTACTAGAGTGCCCACATAACGGTAAGAGGTAACGACATGCCGTACAAGAATCCGAAAGATAGACCGAAGCAGAAGAACAAGCCTGTAGGTAGTCCTGAGTTTGAAGCTCGGATGGAACGCCAACGTGCTAGAAGAAAGATGGACAGAGAAGGTAAGGACGCTAACAAGAACGGCAAAGCTGACAAGCGCGAAGGCAAAGACATTAGCCACAAGAAAGCTCTAAGCAAAGGTGGTAGTAACAAGGACGGCGTGACTGTAGAAAGCCGTAGCAAGAACCGAGCTAGAAACTATAAGAAGAAAAAGAAAACAACTAAAAAGTAGGTGAGATATAGTAAATGCAGATAATTGATAACAGGGGCTTGCTCTTGCGGCTTCGCAATCCTGCGAAGATTACAACAGCAATACCAACAAGCAAGGCAGTGGGGGACCACGGCGTTCTGGTTAAATGGGGTGTGGACGAGGCTCGTGTACTTAAGAACTTAAATGTAAAGGACGTACCCTCACCTATTATGGGTATGTACGATTGGCCCGGACGGTATAAACCGTTTGATCACCAGAAAACAACTTCTTCGTTTATGACTATGAACCGCCGGTCCTTCTGCTTTAACGAGCAGGGCACAGGTAAAACTGCTTCTGCTATCTGGGCGGCTGACTTCTTAATGACACAGAAGTTGGTGAAACGCGTACTGATTATCTGTCCTCTATCTATTATGGACTCCGCGTGGCGTACTGACTTGTTTAGTTTTGCCATGCACCGCACCGTAGATATAGCTCATGGGGTCAAGAAGAAACGCCAAGAGATAATTAACGGCGACGCCGAGTTTGTCATTATCAACTACGACGGTGTAGAGATAGTGAAGGAAGAAGTGGCGAATGGCGGGTTTGATCTTATCATTGTGGATGAGGCAACCCACTATAAGAATGCACAATCTAAGCGTTGGAAAGTACTGGCTAGTGTAATAAAACCAGAAACGTGGCTGTGGCTAATGACCGGTACGCCTGCCGCACAGTCACCAGTTGACGCATACGGGCTAGCCAAACTTGTTAATCCTAAAGGCGTGCCTAGATTCTTTGGGGCTTTCCGCGAGATGGTAATGCACAAGGTGACGCAGTTTAAGTGGGCACCTAAGCCGACCGCTACTGATACGGTGTTCAATGCGTTACAACCTGCAATACGTTTTACTAAAGAGCAATGCTTAGACCTGCCAGAGATGACTTACGTTAAGCGCGAAGTGGACCTAACGGCGCAACAGAAGAAGTACTACGAAATTCTACGTAAGCAAATGATGGCTACTGCGGACGGAGAACAAATTACTTCGGCTAATGCTGCGGTTAACATGAATAAGTTACTACAGATTTCGTGTGGCGCGGTCTATACGGATACTGGCGAGACTATAGAATTTGACGTTAAGAATCGCTACAAAGTTCTACGGGAAGTAATAGACGAATCTAGCCAGAAGATACTTATCTTTGTGCCGTTCAAGCATGTCATCAGTATTCTTAAAGAAAAGCTGACCAAAGACGGTATAACAAGTGCGGTTATAAACGGCGAAGTGTCAGCACAAAAACGTACTGCTATCTTCAAACAGTTCCAAGAAACCAACGACCCCCGAGTACTTATCATACAACCGCAAGCTGCTGCGCATGGCGTAACGCTTACTGCGGCAAACACAATCGTATGGTGGGGACCGACATCTTCCCTAGAAACTTACGCTCAAGCTAATGCGCGTGTACACAGATCAGGTCAAAAGCACCCGTGTACTGTCGTGCAACTGCAAGGATCGAAGGTAGAGAAACACATATACAAGATGCTAGACCAACGTATTAACGTGCACACAAAAATGATTGATTTGTACCAAGATATACTTGAACTATAAGCTAAACTGCACTATATTAGATAAAACATAACTATAAACGGAGTGTGATGCCATGACAGACGCTGTTGTGTTGGACCTTGACCGCCTCGTTTCTGTGTACGTAAAGATTCGAGATAGGAAGTTAGAGTTAGCGGCGGAATTTAAAGAGAAAGAAAAAGAGCTTGACGCCAAGTTAGACAAGCTAAAAGAAGTATTACTAGAACATTGTAAAGAAACTGGAATCGAATCTGTGAAGACCGCTTCCGGTACGTTCTGGCGCACCCAAAAGAAACGTTTTTGGACAAGCGACTGGGAGGCAATGAGTAAGTTTATTGTAGAGAACGAAGCAGTAGACTTACTAGAGAAACGCATTAGCCAAGGTAACATGCGGCAGTTTCTTGAAGAAAACCCCGAACAACATCCGCCGGGGCTAAATGCGGATAACGAGTACACCATAACCGTACGGAGAAAAAAATGACCGAGTTAGAAAGCTACGTGCCTGTAGAGGAAGTGGCGGACTATCTTTCTGTAAAAGTGAGCACTATCAGGCAGTGGGTAAACAAGGGGTTCATACCAAAAAGTACCTATATAAAAGTAGGGTACACGTACCGCTTTAACCTTCCTGCCGTGATAGAGGCGCTTAGACAAGAAGAACCTGTCCCCGATCCGACACAGATAACCGAACAACTAGAGTTAGACTTTGATGAGGATGATGATTTATGAGCGAATTAGCTTTGTTTGACAATATGCCTGCCGAATACAAAGAGCTGCTGGCCCAACTAGAGCCTGATAAAAACGCGTCAGGTGGTGGAACTAAAACTGGCACTAACCGTCTTAGTATTCGCGGTGGGGTGTTCCGTAAGGTAGTTAACGGACAGGAAGTAGGAGAGCTTGAAGCCCGTGTAATAAATATAGTTATTGTTAAAACTTCCCCTATTTCCCGTATGTACTACGCTAGCCAATACACCGCAGGTGCTAATAATCCTCCGGCTTGTTGGTCTGCCGATTCTGGTGGGGGTAAGCCTTCTGGGGATGTACCAAGCGATACGCTTCAATCTGCGGCATGTTTTGATTGCCCTCAGAACATAAAAGGTTCTGGTCAAGGCCAGTCTCGTGCGTGTAGGTATCAACAACGTGTAGCTGTAATGTTGACTGATAGCGATGGCAAATTGAAGTCTAACTCGGTGTACCAGTTGTCTCTACCTGCTACTAGTATATTTGGCGATGACAAAAAGAAGATGGGACTACAAACTTATGCCCGTCTAATCGAAGCGCAGAGAGCACCACTTGCTTCGATAGTTACAGAGCTACGTTTTGATACTGATAGTTCTACTCCTAAGCTGTGTTTCAAACCGGTACGTGTGCTTGCCGAAGACGAAATAGGTATGGCAGTGGCCGCCCAAAAGGATGAGGCTACGCTAAAACTAGTTACGCTATCTATAAAAGCAAAGCAAGAGACTAGCGTTCCACAACTAACTGATGATAAAGTTCCAAGCCCTGCTTCAGAAACCCCGGCGTTGTTTTCTGACGAGGAAGAGGAAGAGGAGCAGGTAGAAGAGCCAAAGGTTAAGGTGTCTAAGAAAAAGAAAGATGCCCCTAAACCAGATGTTGATTTGGCCTCACTGTTGGATGAGTTTGATGACTAAACCACGCGGGTGCCTTCGGGCACCCGTAACTCTCTATGACATGGATTAAATGATGACAGACACCAAACAGTTTTTAAGTACGGTGTTGAGTGATGAGGGGTATTACCACGTAGCAGGAATTGCGAAGAACAAACCTATAAAAGAAAAGTTTTACGATTCGCTAGATGCTGCTATTGAGACTGCAAACAACTTTAACGAAGAAGGGCGAGACTCTTATTTTGCGCTAGGTGTGTTCCTAGATGCTACTAAGGGCCGTACTGCGCAAAACGTGCGTGGGATAAAATCGCTGTTCCTCGATTTAGATTGTGGCGAAGGCAAACCCTACAGCACCCAACAAGATGCACTTATTGCGCTAAAGGCTTGGTATAAGAAGTACGAGCTACCTCGCCCTACAGTAGTTAACTCAGGGCGGGGGCTGCACGTATATTGGGCGCTTGACCGAGCTTACACACGCGAAGAATGGCTACCTACTGCTAAAGGGCTAAAGGCTGCGTGCTTACAGGACGGGTTGCATATTGACGCGGTTGTAACTGCGGATGCGGCTAGGCTACTGCGTGTACCTAATACACGTAACTTCAAAGACGTCCCACCAAAAGACACCAAGGTAATTGTTTTAGGTAAACCGGTAGTCTTAGAGGAGTTTGCGGCTAAATTACCTACACACTTGATACCAGTACTCGCCCCTAGAGAGTATACAAGTGCAGATAATGCGGACATGGCTAACGCAAAAGGCGGGGAGAGTAAATACACATACAAGTTTGCTAACATACTAATGAAAACCGCCCAAGGTAGTGGTTGTGCACATATAGATAAAGCTATACGTAAACCAGACGAGATTACTTATCCAGAGTGGACCCATGCACTTTCTATAGCAAAGCGGTGCGACACGGACGGTATAGTAGGGCAACCTGCAATACATTTAATATCAAAGGGTTACAGTAAATACAGTGTTGATGAAACAGATAAGATAGCGTCGTCTATTGATTACCCGCACCTATGCAC